TTAAATAACCAACTTAACCCATTCCTGACCTCGAGTATCGTTATAGCGATCGGTGGTTGCCTGGACTTTATGTCCTAGTAATGTTTTTGTATCGATACCCTGTGCACGGTACAGCCGTTCTGATAGAGAGCGTTGTTCATGAAATGTTGGCGGAGTTTTTCCTGCTGGTGGAATTATCCCAGCCAGATCCCGTGCTTTGGCAAAGTAGTCGCTCAGGTTGTCTTTACTCATCGGCTTCGGTTGTTTCTGGTGCCGACTATGGATTAGATATGGACTTAATATTCTGTCTCGGCACCCATCAATAACTTCTTTTAACGTTATCCCAATGGCATCACAGCGTAGTGTAAGCGGTAACGCCAGACGCATTCCGGTTTTTCCCTGGGTGATATGCAAGTGTTCGTTCCACACATCTGAAAAACGCATGTGGCAAATGTCATCACGGCGCTGACCAGTAACAATCGCAAGAAGCATTGCGTTACGGATAAAGTGTTTTTCAGGCGTTGCATTGTAAATTTTTTGCCAGTCTTCCATGGTGAGCCTGGCTCTGGTTACTTTAGGGATCGGTTTACGGGTAGCCTCCGGAGGATTCCATCCAGGAGGAACTTCCCCTGCATGCTGTGCTTCTTTATAAATATCAACCCATAATCCACGATTTACTCTCGCTGTGCTGACCATGTCTTTATCCAGCCACTCATCCAGTATTAATGCAAAGTCTCTTACTTCCAGTTCTTTCAATGGGTGGTTTCCCAGACGGGAAACCAGGTATGCAGCCATTCGAGTTTTTTCTTTGTGAGTTGTAGCTGCAATATCTCCATTTTTCAGTCGCGTGTCCTGTATTTTCAGATATCGATCAACCCATGCCTTTAATCTGATACCCCGACGTTTTGTTGCTGACGGACTTTCATCAATTTTGCGCATGAAATATTCAGCTTCTGCTGCAGCTATTCGCTGATTGGCTGTGGAAGCGATTTTTTCTGCCTTACCTTTGTCTGTTCCGAGTCCGTGAAATTTTCCAGTCACAGGATTTTTATACTGGTAGTAAACTCTGCCAGTTCTGCGATCAAACTTTTCGTAAAGACCGGCTACGTCAGTGCTGTTTTTTCGTGGCCTCGGTGACATGAGTTAAAATCTCCTTCAGTGCATCATCATCGCCAGTATGAATTTCCGGCGCAATTCCCGTTTCACCAGGCCCAACAAATACTGCTCGGCGATCTATCAGCCAACGCCCACGAATTTTTTGTGGCCTTGGAACGATGTATCCTAGTTTTCCGTATTTCACCAGGGTAGTGTTTGTTATTGGGAGACTGAACCGTTTTGGTTTCCACTCGTCGAGCGTTATCAGGTACTGTTCGCTCATGGCTATCACTCCGGAACGCGCCAGTTGCAGAATATCAACGACAACTGGCGACGGTTGAACATTAAAAATCAGCCTGACTCGGGATCAGTTTTTGCCAGATAACTGAAACGTATTTTGCCTGGTAACGGGCGTCATCAAGTGCATTATGGCGCTCACCTTCGAATGGAATAGCCGTTCTGGCATCGAAGTCTATGGCTTTCCCCAGCTCAACGATTGTGCGTACATCGCGATCGTTGTAGTAACGCCACGGGCAGGGGATCCCCTGCCGTTCGTATGAACGGCGCAAAATCGTGTTGTCGAAGTTGGCTCCATTTCCCCAGACCTGAACAAAAAATTCACCGGAGTTTTCGTCGATAAATTCCCGCAATTGTAACAGTGCATCATCTAACGGGATTTCATCGGTCATAATGGCAGATTGCGCTTCGCGTGATTGTTTAAGCCACCATTTAATGGTGTCCCGATCAATGACTCCGCCAGCAGTTTCCAGATCGATAGTCTTACTAAATTCCGGTCCCATATCTCCGGTTTGCGGATCGAAAAATATTGCACCTATTGAGATAATCGGGGCATCGGGATTTTTTCCCATGGTTTCAAGGTCGATCATCAGATGAATCCCCGCTCTGCTGGTGGATGTGAGATTATGATGACCGTTCGCCTTAATTAAGGGATCTGACGCCTCGCCAGTTTCACTATCGCTGGCATGATGCTGATTGCCGCCAGTGTTCTCCTTGTGCTGATGCGCAGTGCCTTCCATTTCCTCCGGATCATTTTCCTGAACTTCAGGCTGATTCTCTCCATCGAATATTTCCTGGTATGTTGCGTCACCCATCACCGCACCACAATCAGGGCAGTTGCCGCCACCGCTCTGACCGCAGGCGGTGCAGATCTTTTCCGGTTCCTGTTGCACTACTGGTTCAGGTTGTTTCGTTTCTGGCTCGTTTTGTTGTGTATTTGGGCTGTTTTGTTCCGCTTTCTGGTCGTTCTGTTCCGTTTCTTGCTGGTTCTGGTTCACAGAATCGCGGGTCTGGATCCCCTTAACCCATTTCGGATCATTAGGGTCGCTAATCCCCTCAACAAATTCACCACGCGATACAGCAAGTAACTTATCGGCGTCAGGCTGGCTGATATTGGCTGCCTGCATAATTTTGTTTACTTCGTCAGCGGTGACTTTTACTTGGTTAGCGGAACTCACCTGCGACTGAGCATCCAGCGACTGCGCGTTCTGGCCATGTTCAGTTGTATCCGGTTCCATTGTTTCAGTTGTTGCCTGTTCACCTGCCATTGCGTCAGATGGTTGTGGTTTTTCTTCTTCTGTTTCACGCTCAGTAACCACCTCGCGGTTAATTTCTTCCAGGATATCTTTTTCCGGCGTATGCCGGGCAGCTGTGAGAGTTTCCTTGCTGGGGTTCTCGTGATCAGTTTCCGTCAAATAGGCGTTGATATACCCCTGAAGGCGTCCCGGGTAGTGATAAAATTCAGGGTGTGCGCTTCGGATAAGTGCAAAAATAGCGGCGCGGGAATAGTCCAGAATACCCGGGGTTGCACGAAGTGCTGCGGACCATTCTTTGAACGGACTTTCTTTGTTCAGAACTACTTCTTTTGCGCGACGATAAACGCTGCCCGGAATTTCATAAATATTAAAATCCATCGGAAGTGTGGCTGCTGCAATCTCCACATCCAGTGTGTCGAGGGTGTGTACTAAATTCGGATTGCGATCGGTTTTGTTCCCACCGCCAGCATTAGCACCGGAAGCCGTGCGGGTGATGCGTGAAACACGATTTCCTTTCATCCACTCTTTTGTCAGCAGACCCCGATCAGTGTAGTCAGCGTCCAGGTATGCTTCGAAAAAAGCAGTTATTAGTCCCTGGTCTGAATTACCAGGATTAGGGAAAACTTTGTCAGTGTCACGAACCAGTTTGTGGAGGTCGCGAATCTCCAGCGAGTCGAGCAGACTGGTTTTATGCGAAATAGCCAGGGCAGTAACAGCCGGTAGTTCTTCAGCCTGTGCAATGTGTAATGCCTGGAGTTCGTCGCGTGAAACGTGCGTTACTGGTTTTTCGCTGCCGTGTTGAGCAAGCCAACGAATGGGCAGTTCCTGACCGGAGACAGGCAGAAGCATGCTCTCCTCAATCTCAGTCATGTCTTCGCCGTTGATGTTGGTATTGTCAGTGCTGGCTGGTTTGTCCTGAACAGAGGGGGAAGGGCCGATAAATGTCATTGTGATGCCATCTTTCCCGCCTTTTTCATAGCGGTTGCAGAATTCAGTATCAAACACGCCTTCTGGCGGAAGGTCGTCAACAACGGGCAAATTGACGCGGACGGGTTTTTTAAAGTCGTCTTCATCATAATCGTTGTCATCCATTGCGGTAATGCAGCGGGAGATTGCAACAGATAATTTTTTTGCTGTAGTCCAGTAAAAACCACCTTTAATTCCCAGGCGTTTTCTTACTTTGTCATTTTTTGCTTCGCAATATAGTGCAAATTCTTCTTTATCAGTGCTCATTATTGATAAACCTCATCACAGATTTAAGGGTGAACAAATCTCTGCCATTGCTGACATATAAGAATGAAACTGGATATTTATTACGGTGCTGTTTTAAAATCCTGCCGGGATTTCGTTATCCTGGTGAATAACTTTATCGACCGGATAACAGTTGCCTGGGATTTTCTGTTCGGTTGCTGCGGCCATACATTCCTGCATTGTTCTGTGAACACTGACTGCAATATCAACTGGCTCTCCGGAAACAAGAAAAACCGTCAGAATAAGTGCAAATACTGGATTCATTGTGCACATCCTTTTGGCATCAGACGTAAACGGGCCAGCATTGAAACAATGCATACTTTATTTAATAACTCCCGTTCGTGTTTTCTTTTGTTAATGGCCTCTTCAGTGAATACAGGATTACTGATAGTGACACCAATTTCAAAACAACCTTCAGACGTATTAACGTTTGGTAATAACGTTTTCATTATCGCGCCCTCAACAATGAGTTTTGTGATGCGGTGCCTGGTGCTTCCAGGTGACGTTAACCAGTTAACAATTAACGCCGGATACAGAGAATCCACCCATAACACTGTTTTCGGTTTTAACTGTTCCGCGTGCGCTCAGCCGCATTCACCACATCACAAAATTCACTTTAAAAAGGGCGGCAGAGCAGTCACGGAGTAAAACTGATACCGCCAAACGTCACCAGAAAATTGATAACAGAGGGCGTTGCAGCGGGGTTGTCACTTAAGCGTATGGTCAACCTGACAACCCGGTGTCCTCAACGGGGAAGGAATAACCCCGCCATACTTACCGCCGCGCCATTTCGCGGATTGCCACAACCGGAAGCGCACGGTCGACGAAAATTTAACGACAGACCATTTATGAACTAACAGCCTCGCCGTGCGCTTTCGCGTTATGCCCTGACTTTTCAGGGACATATCCTTTCAGTAAACTGTCAGTGCCGGATGCTCACCCGTGTCCGGCGCACGCACTCCACCTCACCCGTGGAGAACTCCTTAATTACCAACCCTCAGGAGGGTGAATGTTAAAATCAACTCTTATTGCTAAATGCCTTTATCAAAATCGCATGGTAAGCAGCATTTCAATAGGCGAGTCTGCAGTTAAAAGTATTTTCGAAGAGTACTTTCCCGGGCATGATTTTAATAAATGGAATACCAAATTACCGCCAGCAGTTTCAACGCGTATTCTGAAAGCAACTGAAAGAGCAAGTACAATTCGCGTTAACTATTTCATTAAAGATTTGTGGGATCTTTGATATCCACAGAGCCTAAAGTATGTGCATATGGATGTGCTATTGTGCGCCCTCGCAGATTTGCATCATTTTCTAAATTCACTGAACGAAACAGGGCATCAACAAGGCTCTGTACAATGCAAAGGCAATCGAAGACTGTCGCTGTTTCTGTTTTGATTGATGAAAGAACATGGCCATTCACGCAAACAGAAATTACCCGTTCATTAACATCGCTTTCCTGCTTTTGATTATCAGAACCATATAGCCCAGAAAAAGCATTGCGCACATTACGAACCATATTATCGATGGTTTCTTTTTTGGTGTATGCCGGGTCAATTTTCACCAGACTATCACCGAGAGTCGTTGCAGCAATTGTCTGGATTTCTTTTGGTAAATCTTTAAATTCCATTATTAGCCTCGTTGGTTAACCATTAACGTGGGTATGTAATCATTCTGGCAATGCTTAATGCCGCTGCTTTTTCCAGATTGGTGATATCCTGCTCCAGAGCGGACAGATTTTCAGCCTGCTTAGCCCTGGCTTCATTGGCCCATTTCAGGTCCTGCGCAGCCTTAATTTTCTGGTGCATCCACTCATAAAGTTCATCATCGGTATAGTCTGGCGCGATGATGACGGGTTCTCGTTTCTGCATACTGATTCCTCGCGTGCTGTTTCGCTTATCAGCCGTTAGATTTTGCCGAACTGGAAAGCGCCTGTTTAAATTCGCTGAAGCTGAGAGCTTCTTCGCCTTCGGCAAGGCCTTCGAAGTATTCTTCGTAAGCCTTTTCCATGATTGTGTCGAAATCCATATCACTCACCTGAGTTTCTTTCCAGCCAGCGACGGGCACCATTTTCGGTTTTAAACGTTTTGCTTTTGGTATACGTCATGGCGGTAAACGTTCCATCCTGGTTAGGGAACACGCCGCACACCAGAGATTCGTTGTTGCCAAGATCGATAGTATCCATGCTGACCTCATTTCCCCTTAACGCCGGGTGGCGGAACTGTTTGCTGAGAGCACCGTGCGGTGTCTTGATGGATGTTAATTTAGTTTTCTCATGGTAATTGGTCAAGTATTTTTGATAAGAAATCTCAATATTTAATGCAAAACAAAGCCAATACATTGAAATGTAAGGCTTTAAAATTTGTGAAGGGGGGGTTATTGATGTTTGTTACGTTTACGAGCTTCTAGTAGCTCGGTGAATAGGCGATTAAAATTCTCAACGCGGGCACGGAGTTCGCTGATTTGTGCTTGCTGCTCTGATTTTGGAAGTGCGCGATACAATCGCAACATCTCCAACTCATCTTCCGATAGGTCTAAGGCGCTGTTGAGTGCAACTGGGGGATCTGGTGTTTTATCCTCGTCACCAAACAGTATCCAGGTTGGTGAACATTGCAATACCTCAGCTAGGCGATGCAAATTTTGCCCGCGCGGGGCTGTATGGTCGCTTTCCCATAGTGAAATTGATGAGCCAGATACGCCAGCAGCTTTGCTTAAATCGTTTTGACTTAAACCAACCTGTTTGCGTCTTTCTCTAATTCGTTGACCTAAAGTTTTCTCGTTCATATTTAGATATCTTAATAACTCTTGACTTGAGATTCCTTGAATGATTACTATTAAGAAAACTCAACTTTGGAGGGGCGATGTTTAAATCAGACGTAATTAATTTTTATGGGACGAAAGCCAAAGTAGCGAAAGCTGCTGGAGTTGATCCATCTGCTGTTTCTCAATGGGGGAAACTGGTTCCTGAAGGTCGCGCGATGCGCCTGCAAGAGGCATCCGGCGGGGAACTTCAGTACGACCCCAAAGTTTATGACGAATATCGTAAGGCAAAACGACCTGGGAAGGTGATTCATGAAAATCAGGCATGAGCACATCGAATCAGTGTTGTTAGCCCTGGCATCTGAAAAAGGGCAGGCATGGGTTGCCAGTGCAATTACTGAAGAATATCTGCGCCAGGGGGGCGGCGAATTGCCCCTGGTACCAGGCAAGGACTGGAACAATCAGCAGAATATCTATCACCGTTGGTTGAAAGGTGAAACGAAAGCGCAAAGGGAAAAAATTCAGAAGCTGATCCCAGCAATTCTGGCAATCCTTCCGCGCGAGCTGCGTCACCGACTCTGCATCTTCGATACCCTGGAACGCCGTGCATTACTGGCGGCGCAGGAAGCGTTGAGTACGGCAATTGATGCGCATGATGACGCAGTCCAGGCCGTTTACCGTAAAGCGCATTTCAGCGGTGGTGGGTCGTCCGACGATTCTGTCGTTGTGCATTGATGTTTATGCCGAACCTCCTCTGGTTCTGTTGATTGGGGAATCACAGATTATATCCGGAGGAAGGTTCGGCACCAGACGAGGTTTCTATATATGAGCATGAAACTAATGGCAAAAGCAATGGAAATTAAAGTGGGTAATCCATTGCGTAAGCTGGTTCTGATTAAGCTGGCTGATAATGCCAGCGATCAGGGCGAGTGCTGGCCCAGCTACCAGTATATCGCTGACCAGTGCGAGATTAGCAAGCGTTCTGTGATTAATCATATTGCGGCGCTTTGTGAGTCCGGGCTGGTAAAAAAAATCACCCGGAAAGGTGAAAAAGGTAATACAAGTAATATCTATCTCCTTCATCTGGATGGTGCAGAAAATTTACCGGGGAATAGTGCAAATAATTCGCTACATTGTGCATCAGATGCATCGGGTAGCGCAGGAGTTGCACCTGTTGCCAGTGCAGGAGTTGCACCCAGAACCAGTCACTCTTTTGAACCAGTCAATGAACCTGATGTTGGTGGATCTGCTGACGCAGATCCACAGGTCAGTCATCGCGCAAAAAACAAAATCGACTGGCAGAGGGTTCTGGACAGCTATCACGAAATCCTGTCTGAAATGCCATCAGTGAAAATTCTGACGGATACCAGGAAAAAAAATCTGCGGACGTTCTGGCAGAAATTCGGTTTTGACCAGCAGCGATGGGAGTCCTATCTGCGATACGTTGCTGAGAACTGTCGCTGGATGCTGGAAGATCGTCCCAATGGCAGCGGTGGGTTCTGGAAGCGTAAAAACCTGGATTACCTGATCACCGAACGGTGCTATGTCGCTGTCAAAGAGGCGCGGGCAAATGACAGATAACACCTTTCCGGTGCCATACCGGGTCGATGCCGAACAGGCAGTGCTGGGGTGCCTGATGGTAAACACCGACACTGAGCGTGCGGGGCTGGTGTATTCGATGCTGAAACCGGAGTCGTTTTACGTTGCGGCGCACAGGGTTATTTTCCGTGAAATTCGCGGACTTTTCCGCGCCGGAAAGCCTACGGACCTGCTCAGCCTTGCGAACGTGATCGAGGCGAAAAAACTGGATGCTGAGACTGGTGGCTTTGCGTACCTTGCTGAAATCAGCAGGAGTGCCACGCTATCGGCGATGGTTCACTACGCCGGGATTGTGCGGGAAAAATCCATCCTGCGGTACGCGGTGGAAAAATTACATGCGTGCATCGGGATCATGAATCAGCCGACAGACACGAGTGCGACAGAACGACTTGGCGCAGTTCAACAGGTCATTGGCACGATGGCAGAGTATGCCAGAACAGGAAAAACAGGCGGTCTGCGCCCGGTAAGTGATGTGGTTAACGACTGGATTGATGATCTTGAGCGTCGCTTTTCCAGCCCGGAGAACGCAGCGGGTCTGACGCTGGGGATTAGCTCTCTGGATCGGCTTATGGCCCCCAAACATGTGCTACGTGGTTCGCTGGTAGTGATTGGTGCAAGGCCGAAAATGGGTAAAAGCGCCTCGCTGAACAGGATTGTGACGCATTTTGCTCTGAATCATCGTCTGCCCACACTGGTATTCACCCTGGAAATGACAGATCGCAGCCTGGTTGAGCGCATGGTTGCGCAGGAGGCGAGGGTAAATTCTGAAATTTTTTATGTCGGTGCCAGTGATGACTCGGATATGGCGCGGGCGATGGCGAAAGCCGCAGAACTGGCAGAATCAAACCTGATGATTGACAGCACACCAGGGGTAACGCTGGCCCATGTGATCGCTGAATGCCGGAAGGTTAAGCGTCAGCGTGGTGTTGTCGGCCTTGTGGCGATCGATTACCTGACGCTGATGAAGGCGGAAGCCGCGGAGCGTCGTGATATTGCTTTCGGGGATATCACAACGGGCTTAAAAAATCTCGCTAAAGAGCTGGACTGCGTGGTTTTACTTCTGACGCAACTTAACCGAAAACTCGAGGACAGGGCAGATAAACGCCCCACACCAAGCGACAGTCGCGACACCGGGCAGATTGAACAGGATTGCGATGTGTGGATTGGGTTGTACCGGGATGCTGTCTACAACCGTAACGCAGACTCTCAGCTTATGGAGCTGATTCTCCGTCTGAACAGGGAGGGAGCAACAGGAACAGCATACGCCCTGATGGATAACGGTTCAGTGACTGATGTCAGCGCAGAGGATGCTGCCAGACGTCTGAGACTTGGTGGTCCGGCACGTAAACCCTACGCACAGACGGAGGATTTCTGATGCAGTCACTTTGTGATGTTCTGGAAAAAACGCTGCTTCAGTTCGGGCGGGGGGAAACGGCGGAGCAGAAAACACGAAACCAGAAGAATCTGGTTCATCTGAGAAAAATGATTGATGCAGCCAGGCTGGCTGAAAAGCTGGAAAAACAAAACCGGAGGTAATTTTAATGGAAACTGTTTTTGACGCACTGAAAGCAATGGGAAAAGCCACATCCACAGAACTTGCTGCGCGACTTGATATCAGTCGTGAAGAAGTGCTGAACGAACTATGGGAACTGAAAAAGGCTGGTTTTGTTGATAAAAGCGCGTACACCTGGCGTGTGGCTGATAACAACGTTCAGCAGGAACAGCCAGCGCAGGCAGAACTGCCGGAAGAAACCACCACGGCAACAGTAGCGAAAATCTCAGAGTGCGATTTAACCGCGACGATTGAACAACGCGGACCACAAACGGCTGATGAGCTGGCTACATTGTTTGGTACCACATCACGTAAAGTGGCTTCAACGCTGGCAATGGCAATCAGCAAAGGTCGTCTGATTCGCGTAAATCAGGGCGGTAAATTTCGTTACTGCATACCGGGCGATAATTTACCAGCAGAGCCGAAAGCAGCATCGGTAGCGGAAACTGATGGTAAGGCCTTTCCTCAGCCCGCAGGTGTTGCATTACCAGTACAGGAGGCTGCAACACAGGAAGATATTAAAACAGAAACGGTGGCGGGCATTGTGCAGTCGCTGCCATTGTTCACCGAAACGCGAGCGGATGACCTGGTTTTACCATCGCTGCATATGGCAAACCGCGAACTGCGTCGGGCGAAAAGTCATGTCCAGAAGTGGGAGCGTGTCTGCGCCGCGCTGCAGGAGCTGAACAAGCACCGGGATATTGTTCGACAGATTACTGATATTTCTCGCCGTGTTGCATCGGAAAAGTGATTGCCGGAGGCACCTATGGCAAAAGTATTTACACCAGAAGAGCGGGAAGAAGTGAAGGCGCGCATTGTGGAACTCGTGCGCCTGAGCGGACGAGAAACTTTTCGACAACTGGCAGATAAAACGGGTGTCAGTAAGACCGCTATTCGTCGTTTATCTGGTGCGCTTGCGGCCAGTGGTGATGTCTGGCTCTCTGATTGCGGGGTATTTCCATCAGAGCAGGCGTATCGCGTATGGCGTAAGACACCGGAGAAGGCTGCTGACCCGACACTGATTCGAAAGTTACCTGACGGAGAAATACGCCGCTACGACAGGCGTCAGAACATAATCTGTAGCGAGTGCCGGAAGAGCGAAGCCATGCAACGTGTGCTGGCGTTTTATCAGGGGAATTTTCAGGAGGTGGTACTGTGAGTGAAATTAGTTATCAGGCACTAATTGCCGCAGGCATTTGTATCAAAGGAGAGTGACGTGGAAATAAAACCAGAAGATGAGTTAAGTAATATTGTTTTATTTCCGGTAAAAGAGGATGACCCTCGTAATCAGGTTAATTTTCTTTATGAGCCATCGGAAAGACCATATTGCCATCACGCCTCTGTTCGGGTTGACGAAAAAGAGCGTCAGGTCCGCTGTAAAATCTGCGGTGCAGTTGTGGAGCCATTTGACTGGATGCTCTCTGTGGCAAAAAGAGAAACCAGACTGGCAGATGATGTAAGGCTATTGCGCCAGGAGGAACAGGAAAGGCGGAAAAATATAGAAAAGTTAATTCAGATTGAGCGTAACGCGAAAGCGCGGATACGCAGGGCGACAAAATCCAGAACTGAATAATTAAATTTAGCACTGTAAATAAAATCAAATCCTTAACTGGAGGTATATCTATGTTAAATACACAGAAAACCATTAATGCGGAAAAATATAACGAGTGGGTGAGGAAATTCTCTGAGCAGATTTTTAAAATTACTGGCGACGAGAATGCGGCAAAAAATGAATTAGAGCCGTGGACACCTGAAGGAGTCGACCCAAATTATTGCTGGTGGGATGTTGATCCAGTTGATGCTGCAAATGAAGCTATGAGTTATCACAACGATTAATGTCAGGAGGCCGCCCGAGAGGGCGGTAATGAAAAATGACTGAATTAACCAAAGAGCAATTAATCGAAGAAGCAAAATTAAAAATAGCGATTGCGAAATGCCACCCCAATTCAGGGATGGCCCGGGTGGAGGGCGAGTTATTCAAAATTGCACTGGCATCGCTGGAAGCAGAACCGATAGCGTGGGAATGCGGTGAAAACATAATCCTGTTTAACCCTGACACAGTTGAAGCATACGCAAAACGTGCGGAGATATCGCCTAAACCACTATATGCCGCGCCGCCAGTTCCTGTAATACAGGCTGATGTCGCGCAAGCAATTGAAAATCTCAAGCAGAAGTTAGTGGAATGCAATCGCTATAACTACTGCGCAGATGCAGTTAAAGATGTTGAGGATGCCAGCCGCGTCTTGGCACTCCAAAATCAAAATATGTCAGCGCCGATAACGCCGGAGGCCATTGAAAACGCAATTGAATACATCCGCAGTATCGCTTTTCACATCGATGAAGACGATTACCACGGCAAGCATATTGCGTATTTCATGCGACAAGCACTGGTCTGGCTGGAAGGGCATTCATGCAGCGACGACAGACAGGGTAAAGCCGGGAATCAACCAGTACGCGGCAACCAGGCTGCCGAATCCAATCGCAGTGATGAGTGGACTGGCAATCCTGATATTGATAACGCCATCATCATGCTCGACCGCATAGATACGGCGGAAAGTTGCGATGATGACCGTATTGAGGCTGTTAAGGCTGTTTTGCGTAGACTGGCTGGCAACTATCCGGTAACTCCGGATGGTTGGATAAGCTGCAGTGAGCGAATGCCTGATGATGGTCAGCACGTAATTATTTTATGTGATGGCGCATTCGTTCTTTATGCGCAATATCGAGACGGTGAATTTTTTGATGTCGTCCGCAATGGTGAGGAGTTCTTCGAAACGCAGAGCCGCAATGTAACCCACTGGATGCCGCTACCAGAACCGCCGAAGGAGGTGAATCAATGAGCTGGCCTGAAGCATTCACAACGGTAGGAATTACAATGGCGGTGGAGCTGGCGGTGTATTCGATTTGCTGCTGGGGCTAAAGCATTTTAAGACGCCTTGCTCATAAAGGCGGGGCAAGGCGTGCATAGGGTATGTTTAGTTAAACATTGATATAACCAAATCTTATTTTCTGTTGCTGCGATGAGAAGGCGGGCACATATTTATCATGCAGGTGCTCGTCTGATGTGGGAGGTTATCGTGCTGGCACTGAAATGCGCGCTGGCTATTGCGGCTGTAATGGCAATTTATTGTCTTGTTATTGTTCTTATGGATCACCTTTCTGATTGA